AAAAGGTTTAGTTGCAGTTCGGTAATTGAGCGCAAAATACGACTTTCCATGGCCTCCAATCTCGTCATATATCCAGTATATCTCTCGTGCAGAAGGGGGGGTGGACAAGTAGGTAACAAGTTCCGTTTGCCATCCGGGGTTCGGGGTGAATTCGGGGGAGTTGAAGTTTCTTCGTCTGACAACAGATTCGAGGGTAGATAAGAACCTAGGATACTTAGCAACAATCTCAGGATGTTCATCAACACATTCATCAATAGTTCTTTTCTGGGCAAAAAACCATTCTTTAAACTCTTTGATATCGCTCCTCTTACCTTGAGTAGATTCAAGGTTTCCAAACTGCCAAGGACCTTCAGTTCTAGTGTCTTCTTTAGTAGCGTACGCTATAGCTTGAGCTCTAGTTCCCAATCGACGTTCGAGATGCGCACCTTCATGGACATGGCGCTTAGCATTCTGTAGAGAGAGTCGTCGCTTAAATTCGACGTAACCTTGATAATGTGGTGTCCCGTTCTCTCCTCGTTCGAGCTGATATACCAGACAATGGTGGACGTCGGGGTTGAATAGGATGGGGGCGGTTGGGTTGTTGAGGGTGAAGACATAATTCTTGGTAGTCATAATCTTTGCAAGAAGTCGTGGGTAATACTAGTCCACGACTTCGTGTTTATATACTTTTTCAAGTGGCTTGAAAAGCCACCCAGAGTGGCTCGCTATGTAACACACGAAAAAATTTTTTTTTATGTCTATAGGTCCTATAGGAGCAGCAGCAGCTAAATATTTTATGAGAAATCCTTCACATATGTATGCAGTAGGAAGAGCAATACCTTATGCCGCACAAGCAGCTAGAGCAGCAACTTTTATGGGAGTAGCAGCACTTTCTCGAAAACGTAAACGTGGAAAGACAGCCACCAGAATGAGAAAATATTTTAAAGGAGACAACGATCCTGCGGGGAACTCGCAAACTGCTCGAATAGTTACAAACAATGATCAAACTGCTAGTTTGTATGTAAAAAAACGTGGCCGTAAGCGTATGTCAAAGTATGGAATGAAACGATTGAAGAAGTTTAAGCGAAGTGTTAGAAAAACTGTTTATGGCAAGAAAGCTATGAATGTTACCATGGAACGTTCTAATGATTGGAATTTAGTTTCAAATCTATCACTTGATGATGATGATGGTTACCAGGAAGTTGAACTCAACGATGCAGCATTACAACAACGTAAATTAATGATTGGATTAGGTCCTGAACATGGAGCTAGTACAGTTGATTTACCAAGAATAAATAGTACAAATCTTGAAAACTTGGGTTGGGTTTCAAATAATCTACCTCAAAATCAAAAGAAAAACGCAAATTTGGCATTTTATTTCAAAGGGTCCCTAAAATTAAACATAAATAATCCTGGTGAAAATGGAACAACACAAATGGATTACGATGTATATACTTGCGTAGCGGCTCAAGATATCACTGAAAGTGCTTACAAAAGTCCTGGATTAGCAATGCAAGCTTGTTTAACTGAATGTCAAATAGCAGATGGTCAAGTTCTTTTAAATCAAAACTTTAAAGGTTTAACACCTTTCGATGTTCCACAATTTGGTGAATATTGGTCTGTTTTAAATGTTACAAGAGTTCGTTTGTTATCTGGTCAACGAGCACAATTATTTTGCACTACAAAGGGCATTTATGATCATGAAAAATGGAATGGAAGATTCGCGAAAAAAGGAATTACAAAAGGTTTCTTGTTAATTGCAAGACCTACTAGATGTTATCCTCCAGTGTCAGCAGCCTTTATTAATTGTAATATTTGTACTCAAAAGGTTTATCGTTGGAAATATTTAGGAAATGCAGGACCGGCTAATAATGTTCCTCTTACAGCTCAGCATTCATTAGGATCAATTTAATAAAAAAACCCCTAAATAAAAAACAAAACGGGTATAACCAAACCCTAAAACCCTAAACTATAGACCCTAAAGAAATCCTAAAGTACGTTACGCTCGGCTTTGCCTCGCTATGGGTTATTACAGTTACGCATTTTCACAAAGTTTTTATTATCCATCTATCTCGACTAAGTTTAGTTTGATCAGGTGGAAAATTAGAGAAAACAATAACATGGGGAATGTCAAATCGAACACATTCGCTTTCATACTTAGTGTTTAAGAAATATCCATTCTTGAAATTTTCGAGGATACAGTATGGAAATCTTTCCTCTTGATCTCGGGCCCAGTCGAAAAAGACGATCCCAGGAGTTCCGGCTCTGGTGTAGGCGAAGAAGATGTCTGAGAATCTTCCTCCAGTGCAGACAAAAGGTTTAGTTGCAGTTCGGTAATTGAGCGCAAAATACGACTTTCCATGGCCTCCAATCTCGTCATATATCCAGTATATCTCTCGTGCAGAAGGGGGGGTGGACAAGTAGGTAACAAGT